CTTTTGCCCTTGGATCAAATCTTGGGTCAAATTGGCTTACAGATCTAGTTGTTACAGGAACATTACTTACTGGGACAATATCTGCTATGCCGCCAGTAGAGCGCATATAGTTCTCTGCCATCTGTACAGCTTTAGGCCCTAATCCTTGGATTGTAGGCTCTACTACCCTGCCTACCGCCTTAGCTCCAGCAGCAGGGTTTGTTAATGCCGTAGCCAGTCTAGCAACATTCTCTGCATTAGACCCTGTGGGCTTTTGCGACAGGCCATATTGTTGTGCTAGGCTTTGTAGATAACTGCTGCCCATTACAGGCTTTTCTGTCCCTAGACCTAAAGGCGTAAGGGCCATATTGATAAGGTCTACAGGAGATCCTAGTAGATCATACGGATAGTAAGATGCGCCTCTAAGCAGCCCCTGATTCATCTCTACATCGGTATTAGGCATAGCTCTGCGCCTGCCTAACTGTGGAAAGCCTCTATAAACCTGTTCGTCTAATAAAGCCATGTTCTCACCATTTAACCTTGTTGGCCCAGAACGCTGCGCTCATCTTGCCTTTAGCAATGTTCTTAGCATGGCGAGCCTTGAACGCCTCATTTCTTTTGCTACCATCTGGGCTACCTTTTTCGCCTTGCTGTCCAAAGCGAATTGTCTTTACCTTGTCACCTTCTTTTGCGACTACTACATGGCTTTTAGTGGGATGGCTTGGAGTTCTTTTGGGCTTGTTGTATCCAGCTACACCTATGCGCTCAAATATCTTGGCAGCATCCCTAATCTTCATTTTTTATAACGAGCTTTTTTTGTAGCCTCTGAGATAGCAATGGCAATAGCTTGTTTAGGATTCTTAACTACCTTGCCTCCCTTGCCAGAATGTAGAGTACCTTCTTTGTACTCGCCCATGACTTTGCCAATCTTGGCCTGTTTTTTAGTCATCTTCATTTCTTTTTGGCCTTCATGGGTTTGGCAGTCTTAGCAGCCTGCTTAAAATCTTTGGCAGATGGAGCAGCCTTGCTGCCTACTTTGTTCATCTTCTCGCCCGATCCAGCAGCGATGCGTTTTCTCTTGGCGTTAATATTTCCGTATAAACTATTCTTCATCTTCCATCTCCATTTCTTCTTCTTTGCCTACAGCTTCCCAAGCATCGCATCCGTTGTTCTGGTTGCACATAAAGTCGTAAATTTCGCAGTAGCCCATTGTCTTTTCTAATCCACAATCAGGCATTTCTTTTGGTGTGCAGAAGTATTCGCAGGCTTTACACTTGCCTTCGCCATCGCCCTTCTCGCCATAGTTGGCTGTAAGAACGGCTTTCTTCATATTGCCCTTGTTGATGTCGGCATCTTGCGTAGCTAATGGACATGAGCTTTTATCCTCTGCCAATAAACCACCTTCTTCTTTTTCTCCCATCTTTGGCTTATCACCAAGCAGGCCAATCATAATCGTAGTTTTTTGTGGTTTCATGGTATATGAGGAAATTTAGGGCGAACTTGCCCAAGACAATTTTAACGCTTTTTTATGCAAGCTACAAGGCAAAGTGTTTTTCTATTTTTCTTACTTGATCTGCTAATCGCTCTGGGAATGTCTGCTGTAGTTTTTGTATTCTGCCGTACAAGGTTGCCATCTGCTCAAGTGCCTGTTCTACTTCATCAGTAGACTCTACCCAGAACTTACCCAGCTCTGCGACCTCTAATCCTGCTATGGGTTTTTGTAGAAGATATGGCAGGCATCCACATAATGCTGCATCTGTATTGGTTGCTGACAGGGCATCGTAGCTGAACAAGATTTTTGATCTTCTCAGCACATCTGCCAGCTCTTGTTTTGTAGATGGGAAAGTCCTAGTAATCTCAAAGCAATCTAACTTAGGGCAATTCCCTGTTAAGTATCCCTTACCAATGTAGAAAGCATTTTGTGTACGCTCTGTGCCGTTATCGTAAAAGATAGATAGATCACAGTTAGGGTAAAACAATGACTCGCAGTCATCTCTGTAGGCCCTAGAAAATGCCAATGGGTAGTCCGTCTTACCCCAGTTAATCATCCTCTTTTGCAATGCGCCCTCTCTGTTTAAAAGATAGCGCACTACTTTTGTAGCGTTTAAGGGATTGTTTACAATAATCTCAGGGTAAACCACTACCGAATCTTCCAAGTATCCAATTGGGGTATCAAACTGTGGGTTTACGATCTGGCTGGCCTCGTAAATAAATACCCTAGACTCATGCCCTATTTTATTTAGCTGGTCGCATAGAAAATGTAGAACCCATGCGCCACCGCTTTTTTCGTTATAACTGGGTGCGTAAATAGTAAATTTCATTCAAACCATAACTTGTACAAGTCTGGCATAGAGTTTCTGATCCATGCCCTAGCCTCGTCATCGTTCTTCTGGTGATCCATGCCGATAGTCTGGCTGCCGACATGGTGTACATACGATCTGCTAACAAAATTGTTATACCCAGCAGCGCAAATTTCTAGGCATTGAATATCGTCTGAGTACCAATTAATAGGCTTGTAATCTATCCAAGCCTCTCTAGATATGATCCCAAATAAAGGGGAAAGAATATCGCTTTGTATTATCTGATCTTCCTCTACAAATTTAACGCCATTGCGTAATTCGCCATTCCTAATGTTTTGTAGCCCACGCACATAATCTGATCGGCTGCACAGCCAGCCTAATCTGTGGTTTAAAAGCAACACTTTATCTTCTATCAACAGATTAAAGCTACTAGGGGTTAATACTATGTCATCGTTTGCCACGATGATCTCAGGGAACATATCAAAAGCATAACGCACAGCGTTATTATATGAGTCCCCAAAGTTAGTACCGTTATTGGGAAGGTTGATTGTATTGTGCTTAGAACACTCTAGATCGCTCCCAGACACGATAACAGTTACTTCTGGTGGCACATACTCATCTATTGATGCAAGCAGCACAGGGAGGCATTTAGCGTTCTTGGTTGCAATAACTATTGCAAGATTGGCATATAAATCGCTCATTGATTCCTTCGTTATAGGATTGGATAACCCCATCTTTAGTTGATTTTTGGTACTTGCACCTTGAGCATACCCTTAAGGTGATTTGACTTGGCCTTCTTGTCCAGTTCGTGCTGGAGTCGTTTTTTTGCATTGTTTAAATCTGTTTCTATTTTATGGGGCGTTGTTCTGGCGTTTCTTGCTAACTGGTTTATTGAGCAATATGGGTAACTAACATAAGCCATTTTAAGCACTTGCCGCAACTGTAATGGTAAACCCTTAATTGCCTGCTCGATAATATCTCCGTCTACATGGTCTGGCTCATAATGCGGCTCTGGCTCTGCATACAAATTGCCTAGCTCTGGGACATAGTTCTTTTCAAAACTGCGACAGGTTGTTTCTACTTGTGGGCCAATAACTCCCCAAGTAACATACCAAGCCCAATTTTTTAGTCTTGATTCCATGCTGTCATTTATATTTAATAGGATTATTGTATTATATTCAATATCTTATGGAAAAGGTAGATATGAAAAAACCTAATGAATTAGATAAACAATTTATTGAGGCTTGGCAAAGATTAGGCTCTCCCACATTAGTTGGCAAAGAACTAGGTATGAACCCTAGGAGCGCACTTAATCGTAGGGCAAGCCTAGAGATTAGATACAACATTAAACTTCCAACGCACAATTCTTTACGAGATCCAAAAAAAGAAAAGTTAAGAAAGATTGAGCAGACTCCGCACAATGTACGCAGGGGAATAGATGTAGATAAAGTAAAGCGAGTGATTGTATTTAGTGATGCTCATTTTACCGACACTACCACCACAGCATTTAAAGCCTTATTACTAATGATTGATACCTTTAAACCAGAGGTAATTATTTGTAATGGGGATGCTTTTGATGGTCAAGTTCTTAGTCGTTTTCCTTCTATAAATTACGATCAAAAACCTACGGTCTTAGAGGAACTTAACGCTTGCCGTTATCACTTAGATGAGATAGAAAAACATAGACCAGCAGGATGCCGTTTGGTGTGGGTGCTGGGAAATCACGATATGAGGTACGAGGCTTGGCTTGTTAATAAAGTGCCTGAGTATTCTGGGGTAGATGGATTTAGCCTTAAGTACCATTTTCCTAATTGGGAAACTTGCTGGTCTTTTTGGATTGGTGAAGATACAGTTGTAAAGCATAGATACAAAGGTGGTCGTACTGCTGGATACTCTAACTTAATGGCTGCTGGCAATACAAACATTATTACAGGGCACACTCATGTTTTATGTGCCTCGCCCATAAGTAATTATCAGGGAACTTGGTGGGGTATTCAAACTGGATGCTTAGCTGATCCACATAGCTCTACTTTCGAATACTGCGAGGATAGCCCTAAAGATTGGCGTAGTGGTTTTGTAATGCTTTCGTTTGACCAAGGCCGTATGCTAATGCCAGAACTCATCATGGTTACAGATGAGCAAAATGGTGAGTTTGAGTTTAGAGGTTGCATCAATAAAGTATGAAATTGACTCCAGCCGTACTTAGAAATTTATATGCAACTATTGTTTGTTGCTATCCGTACACTAACTGGAAAATGCCATTACCAGAGGAAGTAGATTTTGTAGTTACAGATGACCCAGAGCTTATGGGTACATACCTTTACGATACAGGTGGAGATTACGAACACACAATTACGGTATCGTCTGCTCGTTGTGCGTTTTTTTCGACAGTCTTTGTTACGATGCTACATGAGTGTGTCCATATGTCGTTTCATCGCCAAAAAGGTGATAGATGGTTACATCATGGCAAGAGCTTTCGAGAGCGTTGTACTCGTGTTGGGAAGGCCCTTGGCGTAGATCATTTAGAGCTTTAGTGATTACCGTCTTTGTTCTCGTTTGCCAATAACGATTTATACATCTTTGACTGATCTTCTAGATCTCGTATAAGTTTAACAACACGATACAAGACTTCGTTTTCGTGCTTTGTCATTATTTTTCCTGAGTATAAATCTATTAGCTCATTGGTAATTCTATTTGTTTCGTTCACTTAGTTCCCTTTCCAAGTTTTTGACTGACTCGCTCCAATAACTCCTCACAGGATATTTGCCATTTTCTTTCAAAAGCGCAGATACCAAGGTGGTGAAGGCTATCATTTCCGAGCCTATGATGTTCTGGGCATAAAGGCAGCACAGGGGATGTAGACCTCTTAGCTCCAAATCTCCGCACATGATGGATTTCTGCTGGCGAGCCGCCTGCAATCCCAAGGACTTCGGAACATAAAATACATCCGAGCGATGCAATCTTATTGAGAGCGTTCTTTTCACTTTTGGTAGCCATTAATGAGTAGCACGATCAATAGTACGATTAGTGGCCTCTTGGCTGCGCCATATTTCTATACGAGCCTGTGCAGCTATAAGCTGCCACTTTAATTTTTCCTCAACTTCTACGGCCTCTTTTAAACCTTTGAGCAGCTCTATGTAATCGTCTGTGGCGTAAGCCTCCATCTCTTTAGCAGCAATGCTAGATGCGCTGGATTCCAGCATCAGCCGACTTTTAGCAGATCGCAGATAGTTCTCTATATAAGTTCTATTTGCTTTGGCTGCGGCAAAGACTCCTGATTGTTTGATGATGAACTCGACTGCTTTGTTCGGGCTTGTGTCCATTGTCTAGTCATTTCCTGTGTAAGTATTTGGTACGCTTTTACGCCTCTTTTTTCGCATATCAACGCTAACTGTTTTCTTCTTTTTGCTAAAGGCCAAGTAAGTAAATCTCTAGCCTCACATTCGTTACGCCATTCCTCGCTATAAGTTTTATTGTCTAATTTCGAGTGTCCATCTGATTTTGTCTGATTTACTTTGTAATGCGTTTCTTTGTCGTTTTTCATTTGACCATTCTTGAAACTTGCTAACGGTATCTAATTTCCAGTTTGCAGCCTTGTATATCGTACCTGTATGCACTTCCGTATCTTGGTAAGAAACTAATTTAGTAACATCAGGAAAGCGTTTTTTTATGTCTTTTACCATTTTAGCAATCATCCAAGTTGCGGTAAATTTAGGTGCATCAGGAGCAACAGCCAGCCGTCTTAATTCAAGCCATACTTGGTCTTTAGCCATACGATTACCTGCTACTGGATCAGTCCACATGGCAACGGCAAAACAATGGTCTTGGTACTCTGCCCCATAAAACACTTTGTGAGCGTTTCTAATCATGTTTGAGTGACTTGTAACTGGTAAACGGCTATGCCAATCCATGTTTTTATCCATAGCGTAATTAACGCCAACTTCACGCAGATTCATTAGGGTTGGGGATGCAGGAGTAATGCGCTCTTGCATAAACAAATCCATTACGCCTGCTCCTCTAGTTGTTTAATCTTGTTACTAATTCTGGCTCTCCATTGCTGCCATCCTTCTCCTGCATACGCTTGAACGCCTATCTCTTGTGCTTTTTTTATAGTAAGTTCCTCGGAGCTGTACCAAGGCAACTCTGGCCTTTTATTAACTTTAGGCTGCTCTATAACTATTTCATCTTCAAACCTATATTGCGACAGCCAAGTGCTTGCATGGCAAATGAACTCCATCTCCGTATTCTTAGACTTCCAATACTTAATGTGGTTTGGCAAGGCCTCTATTGCCAGACTTTGCTCATCTGGTTTTAGTGATTCAAACTTGCGCTGCGCTACCCTTTTGCTTACTTTTCTAGGATACATTTCCCAAAATATATCAAACGACATTATTGCTCCTTCACGAGTAATAGACACCAACAACATAAAAAACTACTGCCACAAATTCTACAATGAACAATGGCATATCCTCTTGGTATATGCCAACTAAAGCCCAGATTGCGCTACCGATTAAACCAAAATGAAGGTTGATTGGGTAGAAATTTAATGAGGTGAGAAATATCCCGATCAAACACAGGATTGTTCCGATCCACTTTGCGGCCCTCAATCTGTTCCATGCGTTTTCTTTCAACAACTTCATGTAGAAAAATCTCCTTAAATTTTTTCATGGGTTTCTGTAGTACCTATCTTTAGGGTTGTTGAGCATTGATTTAATAAGTTGATCTATAGTAAACCAATGTATTTCTTTCATGCCTTTATGGGTATAAACAGTAAAGCTCATTTCTCTTGTGCCTTTCTTAGTATTGCTCTTACAAAATCATATGGCACATATTCAGACAAGAAAAATTCTTTAGCTACTTTAGCTATTTCCTCATCTGTTAGTTCTTTAATAATTACACTTGCTCCGCTATCTACAACATGGGGAGGAGATGTGTTTACCCAGCCAGCAAAAGGTATTGGCTCTAACATTTAAACTCCTAGGGCTTTGTTACTACGCATGGCTAGTAGTTCTTTGTCTAGTCCCTGCTCTGGTTTATAGGAAAGCAACTTTAAAGTATCCGATGTGCAACAATCCCTGCCCATGTAACAAGTGCCTGTAATGGCGTCCATTACAAACGCTGTCTTTTTGTGGTCTGTGCCAAAATAAACGGGGGTACAAATAATCTCGCCAAGGTTAGTAACGCCTCTATACAAAACTCTGTTTTTTAACCAATTTATTTTAAGGGGTTTTTTCTGCCAAGTAGGAAAGCAGCTTGTAGAATCAGCGCATAGGCCAGCAATAGATTTTCTGATTTCTCTCATATCTTAGATCTTAATCTACAAATCTACTTAGATGCAAGTAGTTTGTTTTAAGCAGTATTTGAAGTCTTTAAGAAGGTTACTGCTCTTTCGGTGAACGAACCTAGCCTACCTAGATTCGCCTTCATTCTGCTCCATCGGAGTTACAGAACCCGTCAGTCGTTCATGGTATAGGCACTAACTTCGCCACCTATATTGTGCTGTTTCAACCATTACCCCCAGTAGCACTATGATCCTAAGTCGCTGGTATGTCGTTAGAGCCTCCAACTTAGGAAATCGTATCTTACATCACATCTCAAACTCTTTGCAAGCCCACCTTCCGTTAGGCTGCTTAAACCATCCTAGGACTAGGATTTTCCACCCAGACCGCACCAGCTCTGGCAAGAATTCAGACTCTGAGATCTTCTTAATTCTAGAGGACATATTGGATTTGCTGGTTATCTGGATGCCTACTGTTTCCCCATTGCCCACAGCCAATACATCAAAAATGGAAAATAGGTCTTTCTTGCGTTTAGTGAAGGCGTTATAGCTTTCTACTACATCGCATTTATAGCCCCTAGACTCCATTAAAGCGACTGTACGGACATTTTGACTAGCCAAGGTCGTTCTCTGTCAGCCTGCCTTCCGAGGCCTCTATGATGGCTTTATGCCACTTGTTAGGGATTCCGTTCCGCATCTTCCAAGCATAGGCCGTTACATACTTGACCCCAATCTTTTCGCATAGGATCTTGATAGTCCCAAATTCAGCCATCAGTTTGTCGAATGAACTTGTTTGTGGCAAATTTACAACAGTATTCATATATGCTCCTTTGTAGACATTTTATTCTACACCAGTCTAAAAATGTGTAGAAAAACAACACTAAAAATATATTTTTACAAAGGTGAAAAATCTCTACATTTCTGGATTAAGATTTATCCATGCAGCACTTTTCAACAACTCGTGAAGGAGTACAAAATTGAAAACATTTAAATGGGTAGTAGAGTTTGAGGTTACATCTACTTGGGTAGAAGATGGTTTTAACATAGACCAAGGCAGAGCAACAGATATGATTGCAAATGCATTACCTTTTGCAAGTGGAGCAGAGTTTAAAGCAACAGTTAAAAAAGCTCCTGATGCAAAATTGATACGCAGAACTCAAGGTTATAACGATTAATTAACAGCCCCTTCGGGGGCAACTCGTGAAGGAGTTAGCATGAAAGATATTATTTTAGGTGGCCTGTTAGGGTTTGTTATCGTGCTTGTAGTTCTTGGCACTTATGGCTTTCGTATTGGTGTGTACACATTATGAAAGCATTAGCCCTTATCCTAGCAATTTCTCTGGTGGGCTGTGCGCCCATCCAAATCAAACGCTATAAGACTGATGTAGTAGACCAAACGCCATGCTATAAGACGAATGACTGTCCTATGCAGAACCCCCCAGCGTTTTTGTTTTACAACAACTTTAACAATTCGTGGAGAAGATAATTATGTACAACAACGATAACTATTACGAGCCAGCAGATGACGATTACAGCTTGGATCTGCAAGAGCGTATCTACGATGCCGTTAAGACTGATCCAGAATATGATCCATCCGACATATTCAAGTGGGGCGAGGCTCTACAGCAGAAGTGTAATGATCCCGATTTGCAGTCTTTTCTAAGAGATTGCATTGAAAAAAAAGATTGGGAGAAGTTAGGCAGGAAGTTATACTATCTGTCGTTTGAGTACCAAGAGGCTGTAGCAGAATATCATTTAACCAAGTGAAGGAACAAAATGAGCAAATATTTAGAGCTAAGAAATGTAGATGTATCTAGCAAGATTGAAAAGAAAAACAATCTCAGTTATTTAAGTTGGGCATGGGCCGTTGATACATTATTGCAGCACGACCCAGCAGCCACATGGTCGTATGGTCAGCCTGTATCGTTTGGCGATACAGTAATGGTCTTTTGTACAGTAACGGCCTTTGGCAAGTCTATGACTGCTCAGTTACCAGTAATGGACTATCGCAATAAGGCCATACCTAACCCAGATGCGTTTGCAGTAAATACAGCTATGCAGCGTTGTTTGGCTAAAGCAATTGCTTTACATGGTTTAGGTTTGTCTTTGTATGTAGGGGAAGATTTGTGGGATGATGTAGATACAGAAAGTACGCCAACGGCTGATATTGCAGAAATTAGGGCAAGTAAAAGTCCTGCCGAACTCAAGGTGGCCTTTGCTCAATCTTACAAGAAATACAAGGGTAATGCCAAGTTTTTAGAGGCTATCACCAACTCTTATAACGACATGAAGGCACAATTTAATGAAGTTAGCGCAAGAGCAGCCTGATAATGTTTGCTCCCCTTGCGGCATAGCTTGGGGAGTCCATAAACCAAAGGATCATTCGTATAGGATATGGGTGGATAAATGCGATGTGTGTTCCGATTTAAGAGCAGTATGCGATGCATCAGAATTTGGTTATTTAAGGGAAGGCTGGGATGGAAACAAAGTGGTGTGTTAGTTGTCAGGTTTTACGACCAGCTAATAGTTTTAAGCTGGTAAAGACTGGCAAAGCAACTAGATGGAAATGTGGAGTTTGTTTAAAACATGAGGCAGAAAGAAAATATGGAAAATGATTTTATTTATACCCCTAGTTCTACAGATATATCTATACGCTGGAGAAAATTATACAATTATGTTCCAGCTAGTGAGCAAGAGTTCTACAAGAAAAAGTGGGCAGACTTTAAGGCCACATTTGCTCGTACTTTAGACGATCCTCCGAAAAAGCTAACGCCTAATGAAACAGTCGTTTACCAATGGAGAAAACGAAAGTGATTAACAAAAAGTGTCTTGAGGCTTTTAATAAATTAACTGAGCCTGCATATCATCCACAAGAATATTTTATGCTAGGATGGAACGCTGCTATTGATGCGCTGTCTGCTGAATTTTCTCGTAAGTGGGAAATGGATGAGTTGGATGATATTGATTTTATTGTTCAGCCAGAACAGAAACAGATGTACGATGACGAGTGATTGGTATCCTTTATGCTATCCATCAAAAAAAGATTATCTATCTTGGGTAACATTAAGAAATCATGCTCAAGAAGTAGTCAATATTTGCGATGATTGCACACAGAATTACATGGAATTAATGCAAGGCCAGAACCGTTGCGATCCAGCAACGGCACAAAAACTAACTACGAATAGTAAAAAATATGACAGATTATTCCAAAATTTACCTAGAAATTAATAAGACTCTTAAAGACTACTATAACCATGAAATTAGAAATAACCATGAACGAGCAGCTCAAGCTGCTAATGAAATAGCGACATTAGCAGAACATTTAAAATTCTTAGCAGAGGCTAAACTATGACCACATTTACTACCGAAGATAGGATTTCAGCAGAGCAGGGATCGGATGCTTGGCATCAGATGAGGCTGGGAAAAGTAACCGCTAGTCGTATGGCAGATGTGCTGTCTAAAGGAAAGTCTGGGGAGTCTGCAAGCAGGGCCAAGTATCGTACTGAATTGGTAGTTCAAAGGCTTACAGGCCTGCCAAGCGAGTCGTTTACTAATGCTGCAATGGAATGGGGTACACAAACAGAGCCACAAGCTAGGGTAGCTTATGAGATAGCCACAGGCAACTTTGTAGAACAAGTAGCCTTTATAGATCATCCTACAATTAAGTGGTTTGGATGTAGTCCAGATGGGCTTGTTGGAAATGGTTTGATTGAAATAAAATGCCCAAACACCAATACAGCAGTTGAATATTTACTAGATGGCAAACCGCCATCTAAATATATCCCTCAGATGCAATGCCAGATGGCTGTAACGGGGTCTAGGTGGTGCGATTTCGTATCGTTTGACCCTAGACTACCAGATGACTTGCAACTGTTTGTCGTGCGCCTTGATAGGGATGATGAGTATATCAAGGAGATGGAAGTAGAAGTAGAGAAGTTCTTAAGCGAGGTCGAAGATACATTAACTAAATTGAAAGCGAGAAAACATGGCCTATGAAATGAAAGAAGGCAACTTTAGCCTATTTAAAAACAACCGTAAGGAAAAAGAAACACATCCTGATTATGCTGGATCAGTAATGATTAACGGCAAAGAGCATTATCTAAATGCTTGGCTAAAAGACGGTAAGAATGGTAAATTCTTTTCTGGATCAATTGGAAAAGAAAAACCGCCAAAGGATAACTTTACCCCTCGTGGCAACGATGAGATGCCAAAGCATACAATCGAGGATGACGAAGTACCGTTTTAATTAACAGATGAGATCGGCATTAACCTTCACGAAGGAGAGCCTGCACCCTTCCGATTATGCAGGCAAACGCTTTGACCAAGCGTTGCACGATAAGTACGATCCCCCAGCTAGGAAAGCTGTATCCGATTGGATAAAGATGAAATGGGGTCTAGAGTGTAGGGAAAACCCTAATGTGTATGGAGTAGATTTAATCGTTTACAGAGCAGGAAATCCAGTTGGCTTTGCTGAAGTTGAAGTACGGAGCTGGAGCTTCTGCCCCCATCCCACCATTCATATAGCGCATCGTAAAGCAAAGTTGTTTCGGCAAGATCTCCCTGTGCTATTTTTTGCACTAACGCATGACTTAAATTATGCGTACTGGATGAAGGCTGAGTTGGCTGGAAAGTGTCCATTAATAGAAGTCAAAAATAGAGAAGTCCCTAAAGGGGAGTTCTTCTTTGATGTTCCTGTGCGTTGGTTTAAGTATGTGAATCTTACCGACTTATTTTAAGATAAGTACAGGGCCATCTCATCTTTTCTTCTGTTTGTAAGGCCTTTTAATTCTTTACCACCAGCCTTATTCCATTTTAGAAACTCCTCGGCAGCAGACTCAAACTCGCCTCGATTGTGTTTCATGCGAAGGGTAGAATTTTGGAGATTACCAAGTCCAACATTGAAGGCGAAAGAAACAAGTGCGCCAAACCTGCCAGCAGTAAGGCCATTAGGACATAATCTTCGTACTCCGCTTTCAAACCTTGCCAAATCTTCTTCCAACAGTTTGTCCACTTCTGCCATAGAGAGAGTTCTGTCCCATCCATCTGGGATTGGTAAATTTTTTCGTTCTTCAAGTTTTACCTTTATATGATTAGGGTCGATAACTCTGCCAACTCCTACAGTCCATAATAAAGCTGGACACCGATAAGGGCGCACTCGTATGCCCTCATGGTGTTTAATCATGTCAATGACACGCTGATCTAAACTCATTTACTTTTGAAAGCCTGCGTTCCGAACCAGAAAGAAACAACGCTTGCCCAGATAATTTGTGTTTCGCCATCCCACAACACATCAAGAGCAATGCTGAAATCTACGCCAGTTTTAACGGCATAGTAAAAGCCAAATATCTCTACAAAAGCAAATAGAAAGAATAAGCCATAAGTAATAAATGAGCGAGTAAATGCTCTAGCATTAATGACCCATTGCGCTGCTCCCTGACCAATGGCTATGTCGTGGGCATAGAGAGCCTCTCGCTCCTTCTCTGCTGACTGTATAGCAATCTGCTCTGTGCGGATTTCTTCCACTCTGGCTTGGGCTATATAGCCTTCCTTAAGCATTTTTAACTCACGCTCAGTTTGCATTTGCGCCAACTGTAGTTCATGCGCTTTATCAGACTTATCTTGAAAATAGTCCATCAATTTTGGCAGGCCACCAGCCAAAAACGATACGAGAGTAGTAAGTAAAGTAAA